AGCACCCTCCTTTTTTAATGGCACAGTATCTTTTCGTACCAGCGGAAGCGGATGAAATCAGGACTCTTGGTGAGGCAAACAACTCTCCCAACACAGATGATGTCGTGACTTGCTATGACTACATCAAGAGGATGCTTGCTGCTGCTCCGCAGTTGCCATTTGCTGATGACCCAATCAACATCTCTGTTGATACGGGTCAAATGATATTTAAGATTGCCCCTAACGTGGGGCAATATCTGGGGTTTACTCAGGAGAGGGGTGAGACTGCAATCCTCAGAGAAGTCTTAGCGCATCACCCAGATCTGGAGGAGCATAGACGAATCATTAGTATTGGTAGAGGTACGCGAAATAGGTCACAGATAACTAACGTTAGTTTCAAACCACAAGACTTTGCAAACCTTGCAAGTGATACGAAGGAGTACACAAAGAGGCAGTTCATTGATCAGGTGAAGACATCTATTGATGCAAGATCTGATTACGCTCTCCCCCTCAAGGCATACTTGAAATGTTTAGCAGAATACTTTGAGGGTCACTGTCCCGCTAGTGAGGTGCGTACGGTATATCAGACAGCAAAACCTTACATCCCCAAGCATGACAATATGGTCGTGGACTTTGGTGAGATCTTGGCACCGATGTGCTTCTTACATGATGCTATATCTCAGAGAGAACCATATCTCTACCGCAATCCTAAGATCATTCTTCCTGCCAGAGGTAACGAACCGCTGGTGGACTTCTATCTTATTGAAGACCCCCACGGCAAGGTTGGATTTAGTGTTAAATCACAGAGAGCTGCTGGCACTAACACCATCAAACCTGGACCCTTCATGGATGTCATTGAGGCATATGGCACCAGAGGAAACTATCAGATCACACTTACTACAAGACCAGAGAAGGCAGCATATAACCTATATAAAACTCTTGCATTTGCCCCGACAGGGTACAAAGCAATGATCGGTGCAGCGATGAAGATGGCCAACGATGATCCCTCGTTCGGTCGTCAGTACATGTCAGCGATCTCTAGTCCTGGACAGATCGCCACTATGGCATTCAGGGCACGAGGAACCGCCACTACCCCCCTGACAACGGCATTTGGGACAGGGGTGGTCCAGTCACAACTCCGCACATTCATCTCCACATACTGCGCTTCCCGTAGTAGACTAAGTACATACGCAGGACAGACAGACTACACCCTTCAGAACCTCGCCTATGTGTGTGAACAGATCATCATCCAAGCAAACAATGACGGTATGCTCAGTTTCAGTAAGATGTTCCGTGAGTATGTCCTTAAGAAGGTTGTGTATGTGAAGATGGATATCGATGCAACCAGCGGTATCCCCTCATGTAATGTGATGACCTACCACAGCATTGACCCCAACCAGACTGTCGAACTTCGTTCTAAGAACTCGTTCAACGGTTTCCAAGACATGATCGGAATGCAACCCTAATGGCAAAGAACACACACCTAGAACACCTCGAAGACGACATCTTCAACAACGGATATCAGGGAGCACAGAACGCTCTGGCATTCCTCAAGTCGTTGCGTGACATGTTGACCACAGGTCACGGCGGTACCAACACCAAAGTTACTGTCAAATGGGATGGTGCTCCAGCTATATTTTGTGGCACAGACCCCCAGACTGGCTTGTTTTTTGTTGGAACTAAAAGTGTTTTTGCAAAAACCGAGTCAAAAGCATGTTTTTCTGAAGAGCAGATCGACTATTACTATGGCGATCACCCCATCAAGGATAAACTGAAGCAGTGCTATCGTTCCCTCAAGAAACTTCCCATCAAGGGTGTGCTGCAGGGTGACTTGCTGTATACTTCCACCCCTCCCAAGGTAACCATGGGTGGTAAGGTGTGCTATAAGTTTCGTCCTAACACCATCACATACTGTGTAGAGGCGGCGACTGACTTGGGTCGGAAGGTGGGTGCTTCTAACCTTGGTATTGTCTTCCACACTCATTACAAGGGTGCTTCTCTTCCTGAGATGAACGCTGGTTTCGGTGTGGATGTGTCAGGTCTGCAGGGTGTTAGTGAGGTTGCTGTTTTCTCTGCCACGTTTGAAAACATTGGTGGTAAGGCAAACCTCTCTAAGACTGAGTTGACCAAACTCAATAATAGTATCCGTGTTGCAGAACGTAACTTGGGACAGGGTAAGAACTTCCTTGATGCTGTCGGCGGTGGTACGAAGAGTTTCGATTACGCTGCAGTGTTTAAGATCTATTTCAACGATGTAATCCGCCGTGGTGTCATTCCATCAAATGCTCAAGCGATGACCACAGGGTTTGTGGCGTTCCTTGCAACGCGATACGACAAAGAGATCGCTAAGAAGAAGACGGAGAAGTCTATTAAGGACTGGGAGAAGAAGAAAGCGGACGCTATAAAATACCTAAATACTAATAAGAATACCATTTATGCTTCGCTCTCAGGATTCAAAAATCTTATGGTTGCTAAACAGCAAATCATAGAACGATTGAAGAAGATTGAGGGTGTGGGCACCTTTCTTGAGGATGAGAATGGATACCGTGTGACATCTCCTGAGGGATTTGTCGCCATCAAAGATGGCACCGCCATGAAACTTGTCGATAGACTTGAGTTTTCAAGGGCAAACTTTACCGTTGCGAAAGATTGGGGTTAATGAAATACTCACAGTTCATTACAGAAGCGACCGCTACCGCTGCTGCTAAGAAACCTACTGACAAGAAGAAGCAAGAGGGACCTATTGATACCCATGTTGCTATTACATTTGGTAGGTTTAATCCTCCGCACGCTGGTCATGGCAAGCTGCTTGATACTGTTCGTTCACATGCTGGGGACAGTGGTAACTATCGCATCTACCCCTCCAGAAGCCAGGACCATAAAAAGAATCCCCTCGGAGCACACGAGAAAGTAGGGTTCATGCGTAAGATGTTCCCCGATCACGAAAATGCGATCCAGAACAACGAAGCGCATCGCAACATCTTTGATATCATGCGTGACCTCCATGATGAGGGACATGAGCATGTGACTATGGTTGTGGGTGATGACCGTGTGAAGGAGTTTGAAAATCTTCTGCACAAGTACAACGGTAAGCACTATAACTTTAAGTCTATAAATATCAAGTCCGCTGGCAAACGTGCCGATGACTCTGAAGATCCCATTGAGAACTTGAGCGCCAGTAAGATGCGTGCTCACACTCAGAATGATGACCTTGATTCCTTTCATGCTGGCATGACCAAGCATATGAAACCAAAGGACAGCATGGCACTCATGCAAGCAGTGAAGGCAGGTATGACTCCTCCCCCTGAGGATAAGAAGAAACCTGCTAAGAAGAAGGAAGTTAAAGAGATGCACCTCTGGGAGTATGCTCCGAAACTGGACTTCGGTTCTTTCCGTGAAGAGTATGTCATCAATCAAATCTTCCGAGTGGGGACACTTGTGGAGCATGATGATACTGGCATTAGAGGAACTATCGTTCATCGTGGTCCCAACTATGCAATCTTTAAGGATGAGCACGGCGATGAGTTCCGCTCATGGTTACAACACATTACTGAAGTGAATGATCAATCAAACTATTCTGCAGATTGTGAAGGTGACAGTGGTAATCAATGGACCGTAGGTAGCGATGTATACCGACAACAAGTCCAAGCTATGACCCCTGGTCAAGGGGTAGTCAAGTTTTCAGACTTCAAAAGAAAACTAAATAATAAAAGACCGACCGCAAAAGTATAGGAAATGACAACTGACATCCGAGTATCGGCCGCCCTATTGGGTTATTCCTTTGCCGATCAGCAATACATTCTCTCCTGTGTTAAGGAAGGCAACACTCCAAATGGAACTCGTTTTCATAGGGGTTACGATGCAGTTCTTGACATCCTCTCTGAGGAAGTAGATGCCCCTGTAGTTGAGGGTTATGCTGGGTTCCCTGTGGACAAGGCATCAATCGACTCCAAGAAGGGTCAGGATCGTAACGTTGGTCGTGTCATCCAGATGGGTGGTACACAACTTCTGATCACTGGTCGTAAGTCGGATGGTCGTTATCAGGTCGTCAATAAGGACGGTACAAAGACTGCTAAGGATCCTGCGGATCTCGGCGTCGTCACCAAGGAGTCGGTCGTAGGTGTTGATGCTGATGAGATCCATGAGGGTCTGAAGCAAGCACGCAAGAACATCGGTATGGATCCCAACAAACCCTCCTGCTGGAAGGGTTACAAGGCAAAGGGAACCAAGACGAAGGGTGGCAAGGAAGTGCCCGATTGTCAGAAGGAAGAGAACATCGAAGAAGTCTACAAGGGTAAGCACGGTCAGTCTGACAAAGAGTATGCTGACTCCCGCTCTCCTGGTGGCAAGATGGTCTCTGGTGACTCCAAGCAATCTGGTGCTGAATACACCCATGGTCGCAGAGTCAAGGCAGCAAACCCTGGTATGCAACCTGATGTAGGTGGCAAGACCAAACCCAAGTCCCAAGGTAAGATGGATCGTGGCACTCGTGCTGATCTTCAATACCGTAAGGCAAATCTGAAGAAGGAAAGTTTCGATCTCGATGCATTCATCGACTTTGATGATGATGAGTTCGATACTCTGACCTTTGAAGAACTGGAACTCATTGCAGAAGAAGCACTTCTGGAACTGGACCAGGAAGAAGGTCTGCTCGCTGAGGCACTTGACATCATTGATGCAATGACTCTCCTCTCTGAGGGTTATTATGACTCAGCAGTTGCAGCCTCCAAGGAGAATGCAAAGACACCTGAGGCGAGAGCAGGTCGTCGTAATCTCCGCAAGGAGAAGATGAAAGCAGCAGTTAAGTCTGCCGCTAGTAACATCAAGAAAGGTGCAGAGAAGGCAGGTTCCGCTGCTGGTACCGTTGCTGGTAAAGCAGTGAATGCTGCTGGTGCTGCTAAAGATGCAGTGAAGGCAGGTGCAAGCAAGGTGGGATCTGCTGCTGGTAAGGCAGCGGGTGCAGTTGGATCTGCTGCTGGTAAGGCAGCAAGTGGTGCTAAGAAAGTTGCTAGGGGTGCTGGCGAGGTCGCTGGTGCCGCTGCAGGTGGATTTGCATCTGGTTATGCTGCTGCTCGTGCTAAGAGAACTGGTAGTGCAAGCACTCAGTCCTCTACTGCTAGCAAGCCTTCCTCCTCTGACTCCTCTAGCACAAACCAATCCAATCGTCCCCGTCTCCGCGACCGCATCAAGGCAGGTCTTAAGAGAGCAATCGGTGGTGCCGCCCGCTCAGTTTCTCGCGGTGCTCGTAACGTAGCACGTAGAATGGGCGAGTCCTATAGCTGGCGCGATGCCATCAGTTATACTCAGGTGGACGAGACCTCTGGAGAACAAGAATGACATCCGAATCAAACTCTACCCCTAGTAAAAAGAAGGGCAACGTTATCCTCAATCCCAAAAAGGAAGATCTCATGAAGGAATCTCTTAGAAGAAAAATCAACGGTCAACTTGAGGGACTCAAGGAAGCAGCCAAGAAGAAGTCCAAGGACGCTAGTAAGAAAGCAAAGCGTTGGTGGGACGACGACGGCGACGGCGTTGGTTACGAGAAGGGTGAAGTTGATGGTAAGTTCAGTAAGAAGAACGAGGAAACAACTCACACTGATGCTGAACTGAAAGAAGCACTGAAGGCACAGGAACAAGAGATCTCCCGTCGTATGATGGAGAGAATGACCCTGATGCAACAGACTATCGAGCACGATAGAAAGCGTTTCGGAATCAACTGATCACCTATATAGATTAGTCCTAAGTTGGAGCTAATCTCATGTGGGCACTTCTACTTCCTCTTGCTAAGAAAACACTCGGTCATCTGATTGACCGTGAAGAAGTCCGCCGCTATCTTGTTACCGTTCTCCGCTCCCTTGCAGAGTCCACGGATAATAAACTAGACGACGGTGCTGTCGATGTTGTTGAAGCACTTCTCTTTAAGAAAGAAAGTTGAGGAATGATACCTTGGGGGGTTAATCCCCCCTTTGTATAAATAACTATACTGGAACTTTGGAGTAAGCAACATGTCTCTTTACGGGAGAACTGACTCAGTAGCAAATCAAACACAAGCAGGACTCGCCCGAGGCAATGGTGCGGGTTCCGTAACCGAAACGATCGTCTTCGTTGACGAGACCGAAGCAGGTCTTGAAGCAAACAAAGAGCGTGGTCTGTCCTCCCCTGGTTGGTGGGCATATCGCACCTACACAACTGCCAATGGCGACACTCGCCACAAAGCAGAAATGCTGGCATTCATTAGCAATCCTGAAGCGAACGCAGACGAGACTCTCGCTGACGACACCATCGCAGCAGACGTTCAAGCACTCATCACCATCTCTGCACAACCTACCGCACAGACCACCGTCAGCGGTGCAGCAACCTTCAGCGTT